TTCATCTGAGCCTCAAGCATCTCACCCAATGCTGGCTGCAATGCCTTCAGCTTTCTACCTGCAGCTTGCATCTCTGCAATATCAAAGGGTGCGAACCGACCAATCTTTGCGGCTTGCTCAAACTCTTGCGCAGGCTTGAACTTCTCCAGACCTTTCTCAAGGAGGAACTCGGATGTCGGGACAGGAATATCAGGACCTGTAGGAGCGAACTGCTGCACTAAAGCCTTGGAGATCTCGGTAGGCATACCAGCCATACCAAACATGGGGATCGTTGCGCCCGGAGCTGCCATAGGCTCAAAGATGTCTGCTGGCATACCTGCGGTGCCAACCAACCGACCAAAGGTTGCGCCGCCCAGCATGTTAGCCAGCCCTTGCAAAGCACCACCCAGCACGTTGGTATCCTCAACAGGCACACCGGCACGAGTACGGGGGCGGGAGCGCAGGCGCTCTACCTCTGCCTCGAACTCTGGCTGTAATGGGAAGGCTTGGCCTCCTGTAGCCATAGCAAGGCCACCTATTTGATGATTCTGAACCTCTCCACCATCAGCAAATAAATTAGGCAATTTAATTGCCGGACGTTGAATTTTTTTATCAAAGACTGAATCGCTTGGAATCATATATTTTTCTGGCAACACCAGATTGTCAGTCATTTCCAATTCTTTTATAAGCGCCTCAAGATATTCCTCTTGGCTCTTTCTAGGGAAAGGTTCACGCAACTCAGAACGAGGAAAAAGCTGAACAAGGCCAGCAGATTCGCCTCGTTGAGCCATTGCTCGACTGCGATGGCGACCTTCATGACCGGAAATAAACGGAATTAAAGGCAACCCTTGTACCTGTTTATTTATTTCAAGATAAGGAATATCACTGAATTCATTAATGCCAGATAAATAATCAATGTATTTATTTGTTGGAAGAGTTGCTTTTGTAGGACTAGCACCAACAAGTCCTTTCTCGGAGGCTTCAATTTCTTGCAAAATCAAAGGAGCTGCAAATTTTTCAAAATCTTCTGGGTTCATTGCCATCAAAGCTTTTGCGTTATCGCCACCAAAAGCTTTTATCAATGCTTCCTCTGCATATAATTTTTCAAGGTTCTTTATCTCATCAGCAGCGCGTTGCACACGCTTAGCGCCATACTCGCCCTTACTCTCACGGACTTTTTTCTGAACATTAGAAACCTTGCCGGGAATAATTATAGACGGCACTTCCTTCGCCTTCTCTTCCTTTGGCGCAAGCGTTGACTTGGCTTCCTTAAGCGCCTTTCTACCTTTCTCTGTCGGTGGAGTATGCGGGGCGTACAAAGCAGCCTTCTCCGCAGCTCGCGCTGCCTCCTGTGCAGCTACCAGTTCTTGTGCGGCTTTGCTGCCCTTAGGGAGTTTGGACAGCAGCTTCAGTAGTTCTGCAGGATTAGGCATAGTCACACCGCGTAGGGATTAACCCGCTTAGGCTTTATATCGACGTAATCGTCATCGTCATAATGCGGAGCTGGATCAATGTCAAGCCATCCCGCATCGCGCAAGTATCTCAGAGCCTGTGTGCAACTGTCTACAAAGTCATCATGTGTTGATTCAGGGAAACTGCATATCTGACTCACGAATCCTTCAGCCCAGTCCCTCACATAACCTTTCCTTTGGGTGCTCTCAGGGATCCATACGCGCTTGTGGGCGATGATGTTGGCTACGATCGATAGCCTTTGGATCTTGTCTGCTTTGCCCGGGTTGTACGCCCTAACAGGCAAATGCGCCCTTTGCAGATCTTGGATGAGCGATATGCCTGCGGCTTTATCTTCAATAAGCACAAGGTCGACTTTCTTACCGCCAGTAAAGTTTCCTCTGGCTTCCGCTTCTGGGTCGGCTCCGTAAGAAACCTTAAATTCCTCAATAACCTTCGGCCTGAGATCAGGATATTGAAGTCTGTCTTGCCAAGCATCAATGAGCATGACTCCCATCGGCCCGTCAAGTGGTTTAAATACTCCCCAAGTAGTAGCCGCCGTCGGGTCATAACCGTCTTTTCGGTATAAGCACAGTCATAGCTTTGTAGGATGAACTCAAACTTAGGGAACTCCTTGTTGGCAGGCCAGAGCCTGAACATCTCCCGCTTAACAATCCCTGACTCTTCAGGGTCGATCAGCTCAGCCTCAATCTCCTGACGCCCCAGCCTCGTTCCCTCGTACTGCAGGATCTGGCGCTTGAAGTTATCCGCTAAGTTCTCAATGTTTGCATAAGTGGAAGCTCGGGTGATAACAACATCATCCCCTTCACGCCCCACCAGATCCACGATCAGATCCTTGGGCTTTGGGGTGGTGGTGCAGATGATCCTGACCTTCTTACCCAGACGCATACCGAACTGCAGCATGTCCCAAGCGTCTTGCAGATACTCCCATGCAGCCAGCTCATCTAGCCAGCCGCCGTGGAACTGCGGGCCTCGAAAGCGCTCAGGCTCAGATGCTGGGATGCCTTTGATCAGGGAGCCATTGATCAGATAGAGCTCATGCAGGGCTTTGTTGTAGTCTTTAATCAGCTCTTGGGGGATGACAGACATCAGCCCTGAGTCACCCTCAAAGCAGGTGGAGCGAACGTCTGCTGAGGTAGGGGCTGAAACTAGCCAGCGGGTGTTAGGTTGGCTCCACGCCCACCAGCCTAGCTCCTCGGCGGCTGTTCTAGTCTTGCCAGCGCCTCGGCCTGCAAGCATCAACCAGATAGACCACCAATCCCCGGGAGGGCGGATCTGGTGCGTATGAGCCTTTAAAAGCCAATTGCTGCGCCATGCGAAGGCGGCACGATGTTCTGGCGGTAATGCCGCGTACTTCTTGTGAACCTCAGGGTCACGCAGGAGTTCCGCCAGATCTGACAATTACTCCTCCCACGGCTTATTTGTCATGGCACGAATTTCTGCAGGCGAGACAGGCTGCAGATACTCAGAGCTGAATTGCACAGCCTTTTCCTCTGCCTGCTTTGAATACTGTCGCTGCTTTAATGTAGACCTGCCAATACGAACCTTTACTAATTCGATAACAAGAGGCTTCATGAGGGGCGTAGAGTTCCCCTCCATGACTTGCAGGCACTGGCGGAACAATTCTTCGTCAGTCATCTAGCTGATTGTCAAAGATTATCTTTCCTGCAATCTTAGGGATCCAGCAGAACAGGCTTTGATCACCCTTGTGGATTGAGAAAAGAACGTACTTGTCGGGGTCAATAAGCCTACGCCGAGCGGCATCAGCCTCTTCCTCAGTGGCGTATCCATTGATGAAGTTTAGGGTGCTAATCTCGTCAATCATGCCGCCATCCTTTCCTCAGCACTGAAGTCATACGGCTGTGTCCAGTCAAGGGTCGCTAGGCGCTCACGAAGCAGCGCTGCAGCCAGCTCGTAAACCCCAGCCTCCAGCTTGTCTAGCACTTCCTGCATAGTCTCTCGATCGTCCATGACAACCTCACTTCGTCTGTCTCTTCAGCTCTAAGTTAGATAGGATCGTCTCAAAGATGCTGTTGTCCTGCTTCACCTCAAGGGGATTATCCTTGTCCCCAGCGATGATCTGCTTATCCCCATACTTCTTGGGTTTGAGCTTAGCGGCGATCCATTTCCTGCTATCAATACGCAGGCGCATCCAGTTCACATGCCCTGAGTCAATCCTAGCTACACCCTTGTCATCCACTACCTGCAAGGGCTCAGTGTCAGCAATGTCTAGGATCTCCTCCTGCATCGTATCGGCCTGATCTTCCTTGGCCTTCGTGTATTGGTGGAGAAACTCTTCGTGCTGACCCATCCAAAGGTATACGGTCTTTATATCTGGCATTAAAGGATCGCGGCAAATAGACTTCAGCGATTCCCCTTCTACTAGCCTAGCGCATATCTCAGCAGCCTTGTCTTTTGTGTAACTTGATGGCCTTCCGACCTTCTTAGGCGTTGTGGTCATCTTCATTCCTCGGCAATTGTTTAATTGTCCGAAGTTTAAGCCTGAGTTTGCTTAGTGTCTAGTATCGTATCAAGGGCTTGCTCGATGACTTCCTGCGCTTTGATGGTATAGGGTGTTATGGGCATATTGCCTAACTGTTCTTTCAAGACGTTTAATGTCTCAATAGCTATCTCTAGGTTGCAGTGTAGATCGTAAGCAACATTGTCCATACGATCTAGTTCATATTTCGCTTGCGCAAGTTCAGCTTGCTCTTTCATCTTTCCCCCTTACAGGTATTTGATGTTCAATAGTTCCCCAAGGGTGATAAGCCTGTAGTTTCCTACGCCTTTA